AAGTATACCAAACAGAAAGGCCCAACCCCGAAGGATTGAGCCTCTCATATATTAAGTTGTATTATGCTGATAGTGAGCGGTCTACGATCTTACCGTAAGACGCATTATCATTTGGAAGAAGACGGAATGAAACTTCAAACATTGTTGCTTCATCACGCTTTGCTGATACTGTTACATTCTCAATTGAGAGTGCACGGTATGCAACATAAATTCTTTCCTTTGGATCTAGAGAAGATCCAGAACCTGGACCTACTGCTACAAGACCACGCTCTAGTGGAACGTCGCCAATGTCACCTGCAGACATCTTGAGTGTTGAAACTCCTGATGCTGAAGTAAGATCTGTATCGCTTCCTGCAATCGCTACTAGAAGGTTTTCTAGTGTTGCTTCTGCAAAAGATGTATTTAGATTAACTGTCATACCTTGCTTGAAAAGACGAGCAACGTCGAGAAGTTGATCTACCGCTACATCACCAAAATCTGGCTGGAATGCGAGTTCCAAACCATTTGATGTATAGCCGATATTTGTGTAATCTTCATTCTCTGACAAAGTGTCTTTGTATGAAGTTGTTGATGCAGTAAAGACTGGAAGGTCTGACGATGCTTGAAGGTCAGTTATCTTGTTAGTCACTGAATCGTATCCGATTGGACCTGCGTCATGCGTAAAAAGTGCTGCTGCACCTACGATGATATTGCTACTTGAACCACGGCTGTATGCCATATATTTCACCTCTTTCATTTTATTAAAAGGGGGTTGTTTCCTCACCTTAATTATACAGGCTTTTTATTATGGATTTACTGGGTGCCAGTCGTAGTCTATTATTATCTTATTCCCCGCATAAGTACGGGCTGTGCCAAAATCGACAATATCTCTGGTTTCTTCCAATTGATATATCTTAAAACTATGGAAATACGGAACATAGAATGTACCATGCCCAGGGATAGCAGCAGTTGGTCTATTTGTCTCTGGCTCTTCTTCTACTGTTAGTGTTGATTTAATCCATTGGTTTAGGTCCTCTGCTGACTCATCTCCACGATCCAGCAAGTCTTGAACCTTTTGAGTAATCCGAATAAGGTCTGGAACAGCATTTTCTTCTAAAGCGTTAAAATAATAAAGAAGTTGTTCACATTTTATATGTGGGAAAGGCATTCTTCTCATCTTAAACATTCTGTCATAAATGGCAGCATTTCCATTAAAAGTAAATCTTGTTCCTTCTGTTAGATCATCAATAGAAAATCCTTGAGCCAAACCTGCCATATCTGTAGGAACAGTTGGGAACATTGGTACAGCCCCAAAATCTGGTCCAAGTTTTTGCTGCAAGAACGCATTAATAAATGATGGAGGATGATCAATGACAACTGACACTATGCACCAACTCCTGCATTAGCAATCCAGCGGTATCCTGTAGAGACGCCCTTAGACCTGCCAACTCTTTTACCTGCCTGAATGTTCTTTTTATATGCTCTTGGATTTTCAAGATACTGGGCAACCCCGCTTACTCTTAAAAATGCTTGAGAGAAATATCTATTAAAAAACATATCAAATACTTTTTCAAAACCGCCTTGCACCTCTGTTCCTCCAGGATTATCTATTCTTACTTCATTTCTAGTAAACACCATTTCTCCATTTTCTTCAAATGCCAAAACCTGTGCAGCCTTTGGTCTGATGGTAACTGGAATACCTTCTTCCATAATTCTTGCTTTATCATAAAACGGAGTTCTTGATCCATTCTTAACTGATATTGATTGACTAAAGGATGACCTAAAGGACAGCCCTAGGTTGCTAGTTGTGTAAGAAATATCGTACAGTCTTGCGCTTGGGCTTCCTGTCTGGCTCCATTCGTATATGTGATGAAGCATGTTTGGATTAACTCTTGCATTTGAGTCAATAAACTCTTTCATCAACTCTACCGTTTCCATTCCCATTGTTTTTAAAAATACTGACTTTCCTTTTTGAACGCCATCTAGGAATCCTACAGAATAGTTAACTATATTATTCATGTCTTTTTTAAACTGGCTAGAATTAAATATTACTTTCATACATCACCCGTTTGATTCTCTGACCTTCTAATTACCACCTTATATGACTCAACTGTTCCAAAAGGGCCCACAAAAGGCTCGTAGGTGGCTATTTCAAATAGTGTGCCTTTGCCAGACCTTGGACCAGATGTTTCCATATACACAAGGTTTCCATCCTGATCTCTAATATCTGTTATTAATATATTTGTCAAAGAATTTTTGTCATCACGAGAAGAGATTCTAATGTCCGACTTTGTTCTGCCAACAAGCACAGCATTTTGTGTTATATTTATATTTGGCTTAACCTCTTCTTTAAAAGCAGACCCGCCTGAAGAAAATGTACAGGCAAAAACTCTATCTAAAATCCACTGCTTTTTAATTGCACCAAAATCACCCTGCTCAACTATTGGATGATATACCGATGCTTGCAGAGGGTACATAAAGTCTGGACTTTCGCATATCATTAAATTAATCCTGGCCTAAGTATGTTATTAGCATACTTATCTAAAATTTTATCTACCAAGAGATTGCCAGTACCCCCAAATAATGACTTATCAAACTGAATTCTAAACTGATCTGTGTTATAGGATGTAACATATCTCTTATAATAATCTAACTTGCCACACTTTATATCTTCTATTAATACCTGTGTAGCATACTCTACATCTGTAGGAATTGTCTTATATCCAGTATCAACAATAAATGTGTAGTCATACCCTGCTGGGAAGCCAACTGACTGAAAACCATAGTACCCAAGATCTCCTCTTGCCGAAGGAATATTTGGGGGTGCTTGCTCTGCTCTATTGTATGGATCAGCAATTACTTTTTGTACTGCAGAATTATCTAGTGTTATAATAAACTGATATTCGTTTAGTTCTGGTGTGTTAACATCATAAACTAACTTGTTGTTTTCATAAACCTGCAAAATTTTATTGGTGTCATACCACAATGGGAAGTAGTCTGTTCCCTGTCCAGTCGACTGAATAATTTGTTTATGGTTGTAGAAACCATTTGGAATGATTGTATCAATGATTGATCTTGCAACTAACTCAAGCATTCTGTATTCTGTAATCTCTGATGCTGTTGTAGCAAGTTTTGTGGCATTAACGTATGGCCTTATGATATCAAGATTTTCTTCATGCAAAGTATGTATATGTTCTGAGTCATAAAATTTAATATAAAACTTTCTATCATATTGAACTTTATCTAGTGGCAATTCATATACAACCACTCCATTTTCATCAGAAGTAACTTCTGTTTCTATTACTGAGTGGTCCACCAGATCCTCAACATACTGAATATACGTATAGTTTGGTATAGGTAAATTCCAGGTAGTTGTGATAGGATAAGGTGGAACTCTCATTACTTCCATTGGCTATTACCCGAAAGCCTTCTTTACTTCTTCTGGTGTTGCCAAACGAACATGTGATCGTGTTAGCCATTGATCTGCAATTTCTTTTGTAACAATGTTGTATCCTCTAGAAACTTTGCCGACACCCTGCCATGCAACGTTCTTGCTTGAATGGATTGCCACCTTTTCTTCAGAATCTTCTGGCTTTGCCTTTTCAAATGAGCGTGGCTCTGGCTTTGGTACTGATGTAGTACCCATGACTCCATTTTTAACTGAGCCTAGGTGCTGTACCTCTGGCTTTGATTCTTCTGCTGGGGCTGGTGCCTCAACTGGTGTTTCTTCAACTACAGGCTCTGCAGGAACTTCTTCTGCTTTAGGTGCTTCGACAACTGGTGTCTCTGCAGAAACTTCTGCTGCTGCTTCAGCAACTTGTTCTGGTGTTGACCAGTATCCTACTGAAGTCTCTTGCTTTTCTTCTGCCTGCTCTGAAACTTTGTTATTATTTTCCATTTTGTATCCTCCTTGTTTGTATTATATCACTAAAGTATTAAGGGGGACAGGAGAGTGAACTCCCGCCCCCCATTAAAGGTACTGTTTACAGATTACTCTGCTGCAGCGTCAGCGAATGCAATTGCATCCTGCTCTTCCCACTGAATACCGAAGCGAACGAAGACTGTATATTCTACAGTGTCCTTCTTTGGCTTGTATTCACGGTTTACGGTGATGTCACGCTGGAATCCCCATACACGGTTCTGTGGGAATGTCAAATCGACATATCCTGCAGGGTAGTATGGAACTTCCTGTACATCGACACCGAGGACACGAGTTGTACGTGCTCCACCGAATGTCTGTGCTGCGCCATCAAGGTATGCCTGACGGTTTGCAGGTGTACCTGCTGGAGTACCAGCAAATGCTTCTGCAATTGCATCAGCCAAAGTACCATTGTTCTTAATGATACCCTGGAATGCGTCTGTACCAGCATAGAACTTCAAGTTAGACTTGATAGCACGATACTTACGTGGCATTGCAAGGATGATCTTCTGCATTGCATCAGTTGTCCAGTTATCGTTAGATACTGTAACTACTGCTTCGTGTGCATCTCCATCATTCTTTACATGGTTTACGAAACCATTCATGATTCCGAGGAATGATCCATCATCTGAATCTCCTGTACCATTAATTGCAAGATCTTCGATATCGTTACCGAAAGCGTTTGTCATAAGACGAACGATGTGATCTTCGAGTGCTGCACCTTCGATGTTATCTTCTAGTGCTTCTGCAGAAACTTCCCAGTCAAGACGAATCTTCTTTGTAGTCAATTCAACCTTTGAGAATGTTGCTCCTGCGTTTGTGTAGTCGCCAACTGCTTGCGCTGCTGCACGGATTACACGCTCTCCGACGTTTACCTTTTCGAGTTCCATTGTATTGGCTCTCATAGTAACACGACGGCCATCTTGGGCGAGAATGGTTGCATCCCACACGTAGTCAATAAAACGACGTGCCTGCTCTGGGCGTAGGATACCTGATCCAGCCTCACCTGAAGGGTTTACTGCGTTTGGACCTGTTGTAACTCCGTTAAGTGAAGTTGGGATATTACCCAATACACCACCATCAGTGTAGTTACCTGGTACGTTAACTCCTGCTTCTGAACCTGAAGCAAATGCGCCTTGACCCTGGTAGAGTCCTGGTGCTGTTCCGCCAAGGTTACCTGAAGTACCTGGCTGGTTCTTTTCTATATTTTGTTCCGACATATTGTCACCTCCTGTGATTTTTTCTAACTGAATAGATCGGCTGTTTTGAGGAAACTACCGCCCCATAGGGATTTTTCAACCGTTTCAGGTTGATTCTGTACTATCTCGCCGAGATCGCCAGACTTTCGGAAAGCAGTGTCTTGCTCTACAAGTTCCACTCGCTTACCAAACTCATTAAATGCATTTGTTGCTGATGCAATATCTTTTGCAACTGCTTCAAATGATTCTTTTGCTACTTCAACATCAACCTTGGTAGACTTTAAAAGTTCTACTTCTGCTTGAAGTGATTTAACAACTTCTACTAGATCGCTAAAGGCTTTATTGAGACCGTCGTTGATTTCAGCAATTGCTTCTGCAACTACTTCATCTGACTTAGGAGCCATAGGCTTCTTGTCTTCTGCTTCTTCGTCTCCTGGCTTTTCACCAGAAGCATCTGCAGCAGTTTCTTCATCAGCATGTGGCTTTGCAGCCTTTTCTGTTGAATCTTCTTCAGTTGCATCAGACTTTTTATCGCACTTGCATGCGTCCATAGCCATTCCACAATCTGGACATGTTGAAGCCTTTGTGACTTCTTCTGCTTCTACTGTTGCATCTGCTTTTACTTCTGCCTCTGGAGCGACCTCTGTGCTTTCAACTACAACTTCTGATTTTGAAACAATCTCATCTGCTGTCTTTTTTGTTGTTCTTGCCATAAGGTTTTCCTCCTTGTTCATCTTAGAAGTATTAATGCCTTTAGCACTATCAACTAAGAATTTTATCATTTCTGTTTTTTCGTTATCCGTTTTTTCAACGAAACCTATATTTTCCATTTGAGCGCCAGTTGTTGGACTTACTTCTGATTCATTTTCTGAAACCATTACAATTCCTGATTCTTTATCATAAAATACATTTTCCAAAACTGTTTCATCAGCCTTGATCACATTTACTCCGTCAACCTTTTCAACTGAAACGATATTTGCAAACTGATTTGCTGGGGAATCTACAAGACTCAACTCAACAAGATCATATTGCTTAATTACTCTAATTGTTTTATCCAACTTTTCATCATAAGCATCGTCCCACTTATTCATTCTTCCACCAATAGAGAATCCCTGAAGCGTTCCATCAAGAACCTTCTCCCAAGTATCCTGTGCACCCTTTGATACATATGCGGATACAAAAACTCCATTATAAAACTTTTTTGATTCTGGATCAAAGTACTTATCTGCTTTAAAAGAAACCATCTTGCCTACGGCTAATGGCTGGTGCATCTCACGAATATTCCCACGGAATTTTGCAAATGCATCCATTGATGCTTCTGCGGTTACGATATCATCTTGCTTATCAACATTATCTAAAGATGCAAAACCTGAAACAATACGACGCTCTTTATCCACCTTTGTAAGTGGCATGGAAAGACGAAGATTTTCTCCATCGGAGTCCCAATGGGCTTTAGTTATATTGCTCACCATTATATTATATACCACCTTTTTTTCATATCTTGAATACTGAGATCTAAGACCCTATACTCTATAATTTTTGCCCCATCCTGGAACGGCTGATCTTAAAAAAGCATTAGCCCTTTCTTCTCCCATTCCAAGCAATTGCTTAGAAATCTTAGCAGGATAGCCATCTTTATTAGCCAAATGAACAAAAAGAAGTAGTACGTAATCCTCTTCATTTTCAGATGGGAAGTCTGGTCTCCAGTGCGACTCTTCCTCGCCTCTAATAAATATTACAGAGTTAGGGGTATTTGAAAAACTTTGATTTTCAATAATAAGTGGCCAGTCGACAGTAGCGTCAAGAACTATGTCCATAACCCACTCACCAACTGCTGCGTCTTTGTGTTCTCTTAGTTGTGGGATAACGTTATCTTTAATCTGATATTTTACTATCTGATTATAGATAATCTCTAGAGAGTCATCTCCAGTTTCTTGCTTTGCAATATTTAAAAGCATATCTTGAATATCGTTTGAAAAAAAAGTTATTCTGTAATCTCTGGTACACTCTTTTACATAGTTAAAACCATTTTGATCATTTATCTTTTCTAAGACACTTTCTTTAATTTTAGCAAAAGTCTCTTCATCAAAAAAATTAGTTTTGTATATAGACTTCATTATGGTGTGGATCGTCCTTCGCCTTTTGGATTTCTTCCAGAAACTGTTGATGTGCTATCAGAATTGTTGTTTGTTCGCTCTGCATCTCTTTGTCGGTTTGCTGTTGCATCTGCTGCTTGTTGAGGCTTTAACTCTAGTGGCTGATCGCCTCCTGGACGCATTGGCATACCGAGTTGCTCTCTTGCCTCATTAGGAACAATAATCTGATTCTTAACATAGCGCTCAAGAATTTGAGACTGAGTAATTTCGTCTGTAAGTGTAAGTTCGTTAAACTTAAATTCAAGAATGTCAGTCTTTTCACGAATAATTTTATTGATATGTTTTTCAAGTTGTCTTTGTGATGGTCTTGCAACTTGCTCTTTAAAAGTTCTATCTTGTGCAAGTGCAGAAGCAATTGAAGAAGAATCTCCTCCTCCAAGTTTTGAAAGAGGAACCTGATGTGCTACAAGAATGTCATCACGATTTTGTTTACGATATTCTTTAAAAGATCCTTCCTGTATTCCAGACTCAATTGGCTCCATCTTAAATTCAACCTTATTTGTGTCTGAATCTGGAGGAAGTGGAATATAAAGAGTTCTATGATTTTGCCCTTTAAGACCAGTCTGCAAGAAACGGAACATCTTGTCCTCAGCCTCTGCTGAAAGTTTTGCACCCTTTAGCGTTACAACATATCTTGGAACAGCCTTATTACTAAAGTAGTCAATGTTGTATTGTGATGCAAGAGCATCCCCATAAAGAGAATTAATTGCTGAAATAATATCTGGTACACCATAAAAGGTGTTTAGTGGTGAGTATTGTTTAAAATGAATAATTTCATTTGGTCGTGGATCGGTTCCCAAAGGATTTGGGTTAGATGCTCCAAAATTACGGAAGTAAACAACCTTATTTCCAATAACCTGAACAAAGCCATCACGTAGTCTTCGAACACGAACTGTCGTGGCTGGAATATGACCTACATATCCAATATCTCCCTTTACAGTTCTACCAACTTCCACATAAGCATTTCCAGTTGCCTGTAGATCTGTATAAATCTTTTCCATTGTTGAAGTAAATGAATCATCGCTATTCAAACTTTCAAGCCAGTCACGAACTTCGATCTTTGCTCTTTCAATTCTTTTTCTTGCTCTGTCTGTTGCAGCAGCATCTGTTGATGCCTCTAGTTTAAGCATTGTTCTTGCAGATACTTCAAAATCATAACCTAGACCAACGATATTTTCTACCTTAGCATCAATCGCAGCATGGTTAGCAAAAGATGTATCGTAGTAGTTTGCTAATTCATACAGGTTCCATGGGGGAGTAATAACATCAAATAAACCATAACCATTACGGTAGATAAGTCCTGGGTTAATTTCTTTTGATGCTGCTCCATTAATACCAGTACTAATTGCCATTGCGCTGTCCATATAAGCAGGTGTTGCATCTGCTTTTGACATTCTTTGTGCACGACGTTTAAAATTATTATCTAAGCCACTAAGAGTTTTTAGATCATCCCAGTCTTTATTAAATGGATCTTGTTTTGCAAAAGTATCATCTGCCTTTGGCAGTTCGTCAATTCTTGCACCAATTCTATATTCCATCTCTTCGCTCATTACTCATCACTTCCATACTTGTTAAATGTGTCTTGAGCAGCCTTCCAAGCACCAAGGTCATTCATTGATGGAATAAGTCCTTCTGCAAGTCTTTCCTTTTGCTCAGAATACTCTTCTTCTGAAATTCTTGTTAGCCCTGGGACAAATATGCAATTGCCATCTCCTGGATCACCATAGTAAATTGCTGCTTCACGTAACTTTGCAATTTGTGATATATCGCCCTTCATTGACTCAATATTTAAAACTGACCCAGTGCCATCTGTGAACCACTTTCCATTAGCCTTTTTGTATACGTAAAGACCCCAATCATAGTGCTTTTCAATAATCTTTGCACGGGATTCTCCTACCTGCCCTTTCATTTTGGGAAGTGGCTTTTTACCTTTTTTGTTTGGATTTTCTAGATTCATAACCATAAGTATACCATATTAAACTGGATCGACTACGACTTGGCTCCAACTAATATCCGAATACCCAGTATATTTATAGTTTCCAAACCTTAAAACCTTGCTATCATCCACTATTATTTTATTAGTTCCCGTATAACTCTTATAGACTTCTGACGGGTTTACACCATAGTAACTTGTTTCAGATAAAACAAGCACTTTATTCCAGTTAAATGAGCCAGTATTCCAGAATTTCCAATCCAAATCTGTAGAATTAAGGACTTTAACCCTGAACCATGGCCTTTCAGATACGTTCTGTACCTCCTGAAGGTTTGTTGACTGATAGAAGGATATATTATTGAATAGGAGTGGACCAGTTAGTCTAATTGCCCCCTCAAAATATGAGAAGTCTAGACTATCTGAAAAACTAATTCCTAGAAATCCCCAATCTTGTAAAGTCACGACTGGCTCTTTTACAATTTTTCCATTCCAGTAAAATCCTATTCCATTCTGAACAAGCCCAGTCTTTGTATCAATTGCATAAATTTTTGCTCGTCTTCCACTTGGATCACAGGCAACAAGATAAAATTTAATATAAGACCCTTTGCTTTCTATTTCAAAAATCTGTGTTGGGGCATATGGGAAGTAATCTCCATCAAACCTAATTGCAAGTTGCATTGCAATAACCTTAAAACCTTCTGCTCTGCTTGTGTTAATTGGAACCATGAGTCCCCTATTAACTAGTGGATCGTATGTTCCCTTTAACTGAATTCCACTAGTCTTGGTTAAATAAAGATATGGAGAAGATGAGTTGTAAATTGAAAACGGGTTATTCTTTTTAAAGTTATAATAAATTCCAGTTTTTGTATATGGATATATAGGTATTCCAAATCTTGTACCAATCGGACTTGCATCTGACTCATTTAATGCCTGAGATGCATAAGACATATTTTTAATGCTTACATTCTTTATTTGAGAATTTGTTACATTGATATCTATGTGAGTGACTATTGATAAATCATTAAAATCAACACCAGAGGGTGGGTAGATAATCATATTATCAACAACTTCATACTTAGTTGTCATCCAGTCAGATCCTGGGATTAATACACCATTTCTAGAAGGCCTCTCAATTTTAGTAAAGTATGCAGATGTTGCATTTGCTCCAAGTTCGGTATATTGAAATGTTACATATGTCTTTACAATTGATCCATCAGTATCGTATCTGTAGTCTTTTGAAACCTTATTCTTTAGATCTTCATAATCATTGTACCCAGTAAATAGATAGTTGTCTAATGACTCATAAGTCCTTTGAACTGGTGCGCCATACTGATTAGCAAGGTCCCCATAGGTCCAGTCAACTGGATCTGTTTCAATGGCAATTGTCTTTGTTGGTATAGGATAATTAATATTAAACTGTATAAAATCAAGGTCAAAATACTGATCGCCCCTCTTATCAAAAACAGACTCTGCAAAATATGTCAGAGGAAGACTATCTTCCCAGTAAGCATTTGCTGCAACAGCAAGAGCATAGTTATCAAATAAAATGTCTGGAACCAGAGTATAACTTGCCGTATGCTCTATCAGAAAATCTTCTTCTAAAAGCACAACTCCCCCACCAGAGATTGCTCCTGGGTATGTATCTGTTGATCCTCCATAAGGCGGTAGAGAAGTTGTATCTATACCTGCATCAATATCAACTACTTCATTGTTTTGATAAACAAAAAACAGGTCTTCATTAAGTTTTGGGACACCAACTTCGTTGAACAAATTTTTAATTTTTTGAAAATTATACTTTGTTGAAAATCCAACGTTATAGATCTTGCCAGTAAACGTTCCCGTATTATTCTTGTCTCCTCCAACATACATTCTTAGGTCTGCTAAAGATCCAAAAAAGTCTGAAGCAGGGTTTCCAAATATTTCTACAAACTTAGGAATGTTAATGCCTGCTTCAAAGAATTCATTGCTATTCAAAATTTCAGAAGTGTATAAAGTTTCTGATTGACCATTTGTGCTTATAATATATTTTAATGTGTTATCTTCTACCTGTATTTTAAAGTAATTAGATGTATTTTCTTTTTCAATTTTAAAAAGTATTTGTGGCGATGACACATTAGCCTTTAATTGAAAACATCCATAAAATGCAGAGATTGGAGTTTTTAAAAGGTCAAAGTTCTCAAAGAATAAATAGCCAGAAACGGCGCTCCACGAATCATTAGGTCTAAGTGAAAAATATTCCTTATCATCATAAAAAAAGTTATTCGTGTCTTCTGTGTTATTAATAATTCTGTTATCTTCAAACAATTCTGAACTTGTTCTAGAAGAAAGAACTACCTCTGGAAGTGGGTGAGATATTGCTGAAAGAGATCTGTTTGCTGTTGATATATTATCACTAAAGCCTTGATTCCAAGACCCTGTTTTTGGATAAGAGTAATTTGCTGTATAGTCTGCAAACGAATAATCTATAGCAACAGATGTTCCGCTATACGATGTATTAATGTTTTCTGGAACCTCAACACCTTGACCAAAAACATACCTTCTTTTTGCCACTTGACTAGCAACTAAGTATGGATAGATTCCAACGCAATCTACATCTATTGGAGACACATCTTCGTATGCATAAAATCCAATCCAATCCTGGTCTTTATTACTAGTATTTAACTTTGATGGAAGGTTAGCCAACTCTTGTGAATATGGTATCGAAATTACCTCATCACCATTGATTAAAAGAGATGCGCTATCTTTACCTACCTTTAGGTGAACAAGCATTGGCCTGGTCCACTCGCCAATGTAATTTGTTTTATACTCATTTCCAATTTTTAAACCAATTGCAGGACCATCAACATAAATTCCATCTGTGGATCCGATTGGTCCAATTATTCTCTTTATGTTGTTTGTGTATGAGTTTACTCTTAACCACGTTTCTAAAGTATACTGTTTATATTGTCCAGAAGCGTTGAGCATTCCAGATCCAGGTATAATCAGGGACGGCATAACTCCATTGTCATAGAGTGTTGTATGCCCAGTAGTTCCATAAACCAAAGGAATTCCAGAATTTTTTGCCTTTAACATTTTATCAGAAGAAAGATAGTAACCATTTAGTTCTTGTAATCCGTAGCATTTTGCAACAATTCCATCTTGTGGAGCAATAGAAATATTTGACGGAATGCTAACAGGATTTACTCCAAGAGAAGTTGAAGAAAACTCTTCCGACCACTGTCCCAGAGTTACTCCATTTACTCTAAAAGCATGCTCTACTTCTTCGTCTCCAACAAAATTAATTTTAAAAACAATCCTGATTGCTGAATCATCTACTGGTATATCAAATGTTTCTGATATAAATATCCAATTATTATTTACTATTGTGTCAAAATTCTTTACATGTCTTATTTGGGTTTCGCTAGTTTTGTCAGTGTACTGATACCCTATTGAAAACCCTGTAATATAAGAACTTTCTGAATAAAAGTACCCTCCAACAGAAAATGTGCCTAGGTATTCATTTAGATCTTTTATATTTATAATCTCTGGGCTTAAAGCAGTTATAGAGGCAGTTTTTGTAGGTATCTGATTTGCAGTAATCTTGCCAACATAACTATTGATAAATGGTTCACCTATAGATTCAGTATACTCTGATGCAGTACCGCCAAAAATTCTCCAAGAGGAAAGATCTCTTTGCTCTTCTGATATTAGAGAAATGTAGTCAGCATTGTCATCAAGAGCCCACAAACCTATTGGGTGTTCTGCAAACACCTTTTCTGCATATAGGTTTGATGGAGTAGACATTATAGGTCTATTTTACCACAGAAGACTACTTATTTATTTTAATTTCACAGTAGTCTGTTGTACAATATGCTTCGCCTTGAGCCTCAAGATTGTCCACACCGTCGTAAATTGCACCGAAGTCAATATGCTTTAACTTGCCAATATATGACTCATACTCTTCTTCGGTAATCTGAGTATATGGCTGCTGAGGGTAAACAGTATTTCCCATTGGAAGGAATGAAACTGCTTTTAGTTGTCCTTCATACATATGGAGCGCTGGAACAACATGCTTTGACTCTGTTTCCTTATCAAATGAAAGTGTTACAGAAACACCATTATCAGACCAGTACTTCTGAGCAGTTGCAGCAAGTGCAATCTTCTCAAACAGTGTTACATCCTTTTCAGATCTTGGATGACCTGACTTAATTGGGAAGTAGACTACTGATGTGTTTGCTGAAACTACGTCATCTTCAATTGTGTACCCTGCTGCTTTGAACAAGTGTATCATTGGATCTGTGTTTCCAAATCGAACTGCACGAAGGAAGAAGTTTCCTCCAGGACCCCAGTGAACTCCAGGAGTTGCACCAGAAAGAATTGAAACTGACCCTGATGGCTTAACTGTTGTTACACGAATTGATTCACGAACACATAGCCACTCTGAGTACTGGTGGTCATAGTGACGAATCTTGTTGTATCCTTCATCCATCCACTCACGGACAACTGGCAAACCCTTTTGATCTGCAAATGATGCAATACCTGTAAGTGATGTACCAATGCGACGGTTGCGCTGCATGATACCGTTTGTTTGTGGCCAATGTGTTGGAACAAGCGTTACAGTCTTTCCATAAAGGTATGCAAACTTCAGGGTACGCAGGAAGTCCTCCTTGGATTCATGACGATTTAGGTGAACTTCTACAAGAGTACAAAGTTCGTACGACTCCAATGGCTGCTCCGCACATGGGTTAAATCCCATCACACGATAATCCTTACCGTCTGGCGCATCCTTTAGTCTTCCATAATTACGAGCAACATCAAGCCAGATAAACCCTGGCTCTCCGTTTTCTGTAACTAAATCTACATAGTCTTCGTACTTTGTTCCTACTTCTGCTGAAATAGAATTATTAGACATCCATGCCCAGCCTGGGTTTTCTGGATCAAAAGAGTTACGCTCTGGGAACATCTCTGAATTCTTTAGGTTCATAAATGTTTCATCACCTGCGGTACCCAAAGCAAGGGTTGCTGAGCGACGGACGTTACCTGAAACGACACAAGTGCCGATCAAGTTTACTAGGTCTACGATAGCACGAGAGTCTAGCGTTTCTCCGCTTCTAGAGCCGATTACACGGTCTATTTGGTCATGCAACTTAATAAGAGGTGCAGGTCCTGATGCAACGCCTCCAAAGCCCTTAATAGGTGCTCCAAGAGGTCTGATTAGGCCATAGTTAAACTTTTGAATACTTTGATTTGGTCTTAGGTAAGAGTTAATGAGAAGTCGTACTGACTCCACCCAGCCCTCACGAGTGTCTGGAATTTCAAAGATCTGTTCTGGTTCTGTTGGGGAGTAGATTGCAAAATTCTTATCCTGTCCCACTGTATCAAATCCTACACCAATGCCAAGCATCAATGCATCCATAACCCAAGCAAATAGGGCTCCTGGATCATTCTTATCAAGGTCCTTGGTAGATACCATTGCACAGTTTTGCAGTGCTGCTGAGTTCTTCTTCTCCATTGTCATAGGAGTTCCAAATGCCCACATGCCTCGTCCTGGAGGTGTCCACTTTAGTTCAAACATTCTCTGGAAGGCTTCCTGTGCTGACTTCTGAGCCTTATAGTCATTCCACGGAAGGCGGTTTTCTTTAGCATGATTTTTTTGTACTGAGTACATGCCCTCAATTACACGACGACATACTTCGTGCCAACGCTCCTTAGTTCCATCTTCCTTCATTCGAGAATAAGTACGTATAAAAGTAATTTCTCCAAGTGAGTTTTCTGCTGCATCCTTAAAACCAAATGGACTCTCTGTATTTTTGTACTTTTCTACAAAATCTTCTGGAAGTCTAAAACTAAAAAAATCTGACATGTGTATCGTCCTTTCAAAAACGGAATAGTCTTAATTATAGCAGAGTTTTTGAAAAAGCAAAACTCTACCTAAATGTATTGTTGAGAGTTTTACTTAAAGATCTTCTTTTGCCAAAACTTAAGTCTATAACCATTTTGGAAAGTAGATCTAACTTTATTGCTTTGCTCTTCCACCTTTTTTGTTGAAAAGTTTTTATCTAACTCCATTGTCCACTCTTCTCTTTTAAATGGAAAAATTTGAGACATTGGAGTACCTTGCTTTATAGTACCTTTAAAATTCTTTTTTACTAGGAATGAGAGATGTCCGTCAGTAAAATAATTATCAGTATCAACAACCGCATCTATAGCCTTTAATGGAGATGGTCCCTGATGCATTGGACTTGTAAAGAATGTGCTATACCCAGGATCAGTCTGAACCATCCATGTAGGATGAATTCTCAAAATCTTGTTGCAATAGATATCTTTATCTATTGGTAAATGCGAAACCTGCTCCTGAGAATGTTCACTTATAAGTAATGAGAAATACTTATTCATAGCAGCAGGAAGTTGAATATTAACATTTCCATCAGTTGTATCTATGTATATATCACATGGAACCTTTAGCATATACCCCATTGCCATTGCATCAAAAAAGGCTTGGCACTTTTTTACAGTTAGCCTCATAACGCCTCTATCAGGGATATCACTTCCCGATATCGCTGGTTGCTCTTTGTACCATGTAGGAACATTTTTTGTAGCCTGTTCTGGCTCTGGAACAATATTGGTCAACTGAGGATACATCTGAAGGAATCTAACAGTATTCATACAAGCCTTTCGTTTATATTAATTATAGCACATTAAAGGTCTTGCCACAAATTTAAATCTTGCATTTCAAGAAGATAGGATGGAGCAACATAAAAATATGGCAACTCTTGATCAACTTCTACAGTTGTCGAGTTCTTTGTTCCACCATACATAATTAGAAGTTCAGTGTCTTTTGGCTCAACCTCAATAACATCGTCCTCTATATAAATGCTTTCTACAACTTTTCCATTTTTATTTAAATAAATCTTGCCATAAAAAGATAGATCGTTTTTTGAACCAGATGTAAACTTCATATCATTGTTTTGAGAAAGCATCTTTTCATTAGAAAATAAAAGTTTATACTCTTGCTTTTTATAATTTATTTTATTTTCTTTACAAAGATATTCTACTAGTTCTTTTATTGTGCTATTAATATCTTTTTTAATATCAGAAACCAAATAATGGATCATTCTGTAACCCTCCTACCAAAGAACACATATGGATAAACAGGTTGTTCAAAATACTTGCTTTGCATGTGAAAACCTTCCTCTGGCTTTGCATCCTCATATGGGTGGTTTACCATTTTAGCAGCATTTGCAAATGCTTTATTTCCAAATTCATTGCCTCCAGAATGCACGATTGTTTGCTTAAATAAATGCTTAATCATTGTTATTCCATAGGCTATTCCACTACTAGCGATTCCCTTTTGTCTTAAGTGTGGAGATACAAATACCCTACCTGTTGAGGCATTGCCAGTGCCATCATCTTTTCCAAATATGCAGTACCCATCTGGGTAATCATTTAGAATATGATCTGAGATACACAGAGTCCCACTTGGATATTTATCATTAAAGTATACCCCACCTATACCACGAATATTAGGATTTGGATGATTTTCAAATAGAACATAGAAGAACCAAGAACCCTCTAACTCTTTTGGATATTCAATGTCTGTGAATTTTGAAGTATCAACAACACGAATCATCGCTGTTAGTTTTCTATTTGATAGCCGTCGTAAACTAAGAAATGATCTGTGTAGAACATGTCATACGGTTCGCAGTTGATAGATATAACCTCGTGTGCAATATCTGAAATGATTAGTTCAGTTATAGGTGTCCAAGTATTTGTGTCTGCAGACCACAACTGATCTGTATCCAAAAGTTCATTGCTTGGAACCATTCTAGCAATGTCATCTCTCTTTACAAGCATTGTGTGAGATCCTGAGTAAAATTCTCCATTTACAGATACAGACTGTGATGCCTGAGATGTTCCCAAACCAACAATTGTTGTTACCTTGTCAGGAACCATTGCAAGGTTTGCTGGGTCCCCTGTCCAATTTGCAACATCTTGTAGTGTAAAGTTCATTCCTAATCCAGGAATTTCTGTAGAAACAAGTTGATCGCCTACCTTAAGGTTTGATGCCTGGGTATATCCTTCTGTAGTTAAAACTAGCGTATGAAGACTGATAGACTTGTAGTACGCTCCAAATGCTCCGAACGCACCAAATGCTCCGAATGCTCCGAAGGCACCAAACGCTCCGAAGGCACCAAATGCTCCGAAGGCACCGAACGCACCGAATGCACCGAAGGCACCGAACGCACCGAATGCACCGAAGGCGCCAAATGCTCCGAATGCAGCAAATGTTGTAGTTACAGATCCTGAAGGAGAGGATGTTGCTGAATTACCATTAGCATTTGTAGCATACACAGTGTATGTCTGTGCTGTTCCCTGCTCCTGTGAAAGACTTACAGAAGTTCCTGAAGTATCTCCAGACTTACCGTCATCAGATGCCCAGTGATAGTTGCTAATAGCCTTTCCACCATTTGCTGGTGCAGACCAAGAAACTGAGTCTGTTCCTGCTGATGGGGAAGATGCTGATGGGGCAGATGGCGTTGCTGGAACAGTCGTTGCAGTAATGCTATTGGATGAACCAGATGCTGAAGATGTTCCATACTGATTTGTTGCTGTTACTGTAAAAATATAATCAGTTGCTGATTGTAAACCAGTGACAGTGACAGGAGATGAGGACCCAGTGCCTGTATATCCTCCAGGAGAAGATGTAACAGTGAAAGATGTTGCCGCATTTCTTGGATCAGCAGTAAATGTTACTGTTGCTGCACCATTGTTATATGGGCGATTTGTTCCAACATCTGTTGCTGTTCCAATTGTTGGTGTGTATGGTGCCAAGAAGTCATTTGCTCCCTGACTCATTCTACCTGCTTGCTTTGACATAGTTAATCTCCTCTTATTCTTTTATTAGGCTGAAAGGTCTCCGAAGACCAACCATCCACCTGAAATTTTCATTGCTGTTACAACTGAGTAAGTTGTTCTGAACTTAAGTCCTGGTGTTCCAACAACGTTATTTGTTGAAGCAAATGAAGCACCTGTACCAGAAGCCTGATAGAAGTCAATTGACTGTCCATTTGAATAACCACTTGCTGGAAGCGTAATTTCTACTGCTCCAGTTAGTGGAACAAACTTGTCTGCTTCTCCTGCTGCAAGTGTTGCTGATGATGAAATTGCTGTTGCAATTGTTGTAATAGATGGTACGCCAACCTTTGTTTGTGTACCGTCTGAGAATACGATTCCAGATGATGCTGTTACAGCACCTGAGAATGTTGGTGCATCTGCAACTGCAATTGTTGAGCCAGTTTTTGTAATGTTTGTACCAGCAGTTACTGCTTCAGAAGCATTAAACTGTGAGTAGTTAACATCTGTAGTTCCGATTGTAATGGCTCCTGTTGTGCTTAGGATAAATCCCTTAGCGGCATTAGTTGAACCTGATGTTACAAAGCAGAAATCTCCAGTTGCAAGTTCTCCAGATGGGTTATTATCTGCATCTGCTGCACGAGTTATAACCCACTTTGCTGATGCTCCACCTACGTTAGTAACTGTATAGATACCATTTTGTGCTGCAGTTGTTTGTGCACGAAGAAGAATTCTAGATCCAGCAGAAACTGATGCTCCGTCAATTGTTCCTATTGCACCATTTGCAGATGCTGTAAGTGTTGCACCTAAACCATTTGTACCATTTTCATAAACTCCAGCAAGGTTGCCTGTTGTTGCTGCAACTACTGGCTGGTGGAAGTTAATTCCTGCTGCAAGACCATCAACATACTGCTTTGTTGCTGCATGAAGGTCTGATGTTGGTGCACCTGAAAGTGTAAGTGCTCCTGTCATTGTTCCGCCAGACTTAAGAAGTAGGTCTGCTGTATCTGCAATACCGTGAACAGATGTTGTATCTGATTGATGTGTTGAAACAGCACTATCTGCATATGTCTTGGTTGCAACTGTACTATCAATATCAAACTGCTCTGTTAATGAGTTCCAGTCAATCCCTGTTCCTGCAAGTGCTGACTGGTCTACAGTAACACCATTAATAGCGTTTGTTAGATCTGTTTGTGTCACGAGAACTGATGTATCGGCGATGCCGTGAACATTAGTCTCATCAAGATTATGAGCAGAGACCTTATCGTCCGCTGCCTGTCCTGCTTCTGTAATTGCCTCTGTTTTTGCTGTAGCAATTGCATATTCCTGTGCTGAAGAAACTGGCTTGGCTGCATCTGATGTATCATCAACATTTCCAAGACCGACAGAGGCCTTTGTAAGTGCTGCAACTGCAGATGAAACTCTATCTTCTGCTGCTGTGTTTGCTTGTGCAACTGCTTCTGACTTTGCTGTAGCAACATTTGCTGTAGTTGCAAGAAGTGAAGTATCTGCAATTCCATGGATATTTGTTGTGTCTAGTTTATGTTCTAGAAGAGCATCATTAAAGAAGTTGCTTGCTGCAGTAAGTTGTGTTTCACCATTAAGTACTACGTTATCAACTCTTTCATTTGTTGCCAATGCTGTTAGGAAGTCTGGGTTATCTCCTAGGGCTGCTGCTAATTCATTTAGCGTGTCCAACATTTCTGGAGCGCCATCTACTAGGGCTGCAAGTTCTGCTGCGTTAGCAAAATACTGTAGAGCAGACCATGCTGATGTTCCATTACCCATCTTAAATTTATTTGTGTCGGTTTCAAAACCGATTTCACCTGCTGCTAAAACTGGATTTGCAGCCGTCCATTGGGCTGCAGTACCTCTGCGCTGTTGCATTCTTGTTGCCATATTTTATTTCTCCTTATGGGGGCTGCCCAATTACTTATCTTATTATAACATCAATTTTAGTTGAAGTTATCTACTACACTACCGCCGTCAAATACAACTGTCCACTCTGTTGTAGAGGGTCCACCTGCATCCAAACCTGCACCCAATGGGCTGTTGAATGATCCACCTTCGTAGAACTGAGATACTATGAAACCAGTTCCATCAATTGCGGTATCGTGAATGTGCTGAGGAAGATTATTTGTATCATCAATAGTTGCCTGGGTATACCATGCTCCATTGTAATAAAAATTAATCCTGTTGGTTGCAGTGTCTAACCACTGTGTACCATTAGTTGGTGAAGAAGGAGCAGTGCTGCCAACTGCCATTGATCTTGAATCAACATACTCCTTGGTTGCTGCATGAGCATTTTCAGTAGGTGTTCCTACCTCAACTGCCCCGCCAAAAGAACCACCGTTTGCGACGATTAGCCCATTTTTGACCTTAAAGTCTTTTTCGACTGTTGCCATTTACTACTCCTTCTTCCAACTATTTTTATTTTTTTAAAACTTAGTCATTGTATGAAAGCAATGTTGCTGCTACAAGAACTTCTGAGTTGTTTTGTGCTGTAGTAACATTTAAGTCGTACTGTGATGTTACTGCATTCCATTCAACTGTTACTGTTGCTAGAGGATCTAGAGATGTATAGATTGTTCCATACTCAACTACTGCAATATTATTATTTGAATCTGTTGTTGCAAGAACCTCTGTTGCATGAGAGTTTGGTCCACTTATAACACGAACAAGATACTTTACGCTACCCTTATTTGTGCCAAATGAGTGAACTGTTGCCTTTGAAGCAGTGGCTACGCCTGTCCAAGTTGCTTCTTCACGGCGAACCCATGTGATGTCAACTGACTGTGGCTGAATGTTTGAACCTTCAATTGCATTATATACACGAGAATTTTGGAAGTAGAGATTATTTACTCCCTCTGTAAGATCATCAGTTGTAGAACCTGCTACACCATTTTCTGCTACGAAGTCATATGCTCCAGTATTAGGGTTAAGTGTAACAGAGATATTTGTCTGTGTTCCAAGTGTAAGCGGATCAATGATTGCATTTTCTACACGAGCATTTGTAAAGTAAAGATTATTTACTCCCTCTGAAATATCATCTGTATCAAGTGCATCTGCATAATCCTTTGCATTTTGCTCTGCTGTTGCTGCTGCGCCTGCTGCATCATATGCTGCTGAAGTTGCATCAAGTGCTCTTTGGTTTGTGAAGTAAAGAGGTCCTGCAGGTGCTTCTGCTACATCTTCTGTATCAAGCCCAGTTACAGAAATTGTATCATTTGAGATATCAATGTTTGAACCTGGTGTTAATGTATTTTGCTTTCCTGCTGCAATATTCTGAAGATCTCCGATAATGTCTGGATTATCTTGAAGTGCTGCTGCCAACTCATTGAGTGTGTCAAGTGTTGCTGGTGCAGAGTCTACAAGGTTAGCAATTGCTTCAGTAGCAAATGTTTCTGCTGCTGATTGTGCAAGACCAATTTCTGTGCTTGTCTTATATGCTGACCAAACCTTATCTGTAGCATTTGAAGCATCATTAATCTTATTGTCTGTATATGTATTAGCATTTGACTCTGCAGCGTTTGCCTTAGTTGTAGCATCTGCTGATGCTGTAGCCTCTGCTGCTGCTTGGGCTGCATTTGCTTTAGTTGTAGCGTCTGCTGATGCTGTAGCCTCTGCTGCAGCCTGTGCAGCGTTAGCCTTAGAAGTAGCATCTGCTGAAGCAGTTGCTTCTGCTGCAGCCTGTGCTGCTGCTGCATCTCCTGCTGCGTCGTAGTAGCCATCTACTACTGTACGATCAAGTGAAAGTTCTCCACCTTGTGAAACATCAAATTCATTTGAAACTGATTTTACAAGTGTTTCTCCACCAATGAGATTGAGAATATACTGATCACCTGATGTAGATTCTGTAAGAATGTTATGACCGTTAACTGTTGCTGTTGTACCTTCAACGATAAGCCCACTCTTGATTTTAAAGTCTTTATTTACTGTTGCCATTTTTATATCTCCTTAGTTTATGCCTTAAGTCCCATACGTGCAAAACGTACAGTGACTGGCTTGATCGCAGAATCTGGAGTGACTGTTAAAGCCACGGTATTTCCAGTGCGAGAGACATTAATGGTGCCAATATTCCCATCATTGTCGATTGTTCCGTATTCGCTGACTGATACATCTGTACCGTCAACGAGAATTGTCATTTCAGTTGCGTAGAACTTATTGTCCCCTGCTGTGGTCTTTGATATTGAAATAATATACTTAACCATACGCCAAACTGTTGCATCAAAGTTATCAATAACAGTTACGTTCTCAATACCTGTGATTGTATTCTCATTGTTACCCGCTGAACCCAAGTCTGTTGACTGGGATGAAAGTGTATCGATGAGGTCTTCGTAGTTTTCTTGAGTAGGTCTATCTCCTGTTTGGAATAGGCTCTTAACTCCTGGGATTGATATCTTTGCCATGTCGTAATTATAACACCCCTTTTAATTATATTATTAAAGAATATAGTTGCTGTAGCCAATTACCTGAAGTGGAATTGCTGGGGTATTACCCAAACCAATAGCCTGTATTTGAATTGCTGTAAACTTAACTCTAAAAGGCAAAACTTCAGTAATTATGGTTTTCCTTGTAAAATCCTCTATTTGAACTTCAGGATAGTCTATTGGAAATATGCTCTCAGTCTTACCCTTTATTGTATCTAGTAATACTGCTGTTGCCATTAATCTGTTACATCTTCAAGAATCTTCATGCTACCCTGGCAAACTGTCCATACTCTTGTTGGGTCTGATACCTGAATATCAAAGATGTCTCCTGTTTGAAGTTGCACTGATTCTTCTGATGTTAGCCAAACTGTAAATTCTCCAACAAGATCGTCTTCATCTGCTACTGGAGTTAGAGTCAATACAAGTGTTGCATCATCTGTAATAATTCCTGGGGTAGTGTTTGGTCTTTTAACCTTCATAGAAATATCCCACTCTGAACCCTCACCTTTAAGAACTAAAGGCTGCTTTGCATCATCTGTTACATAAACTTTAAATCCTGAAGTATCTCCACGGACCACAGTCCAAATAACTATAGGAGGTTTATTTCCTATATCGTATGATGTTTGAGATCCTCTTAGATTTGCCATAGTTTTATTATATCACGACAAACCGTCTTTGAGGGCTCCCCAAGTACCGTTTCCCTTTGTCTGAACAATTATCATTCCACCATTTTGCTTTGTCGCCTGAATTCCAACAACACCAACATATCTTGCTGGTCCAGATGAAGGCCTAGTTCCTGTAAGCGCTCCTGATGCACTTACATAAATTTTTGTTCCTGCTGGACCAAGCGAAGTTGTGTTAAGTTGTATTATTCCAGAAACTACAACAACCCCATCACCAACACTACCTGCTCCAGCAGGCAACATGTCTGATTGCATTAACCCAAGAATAGGGACATCTGGATTATGGGTAGAACTAGATGGGTCATATTTTTCTACAGTTGCCTTTAGTTGTCCTCCATTAGACACACTTCCTGAAATAAATACTGGAGTACCAGCCAAAATTATTAATGAAGAACTTGCATTTCTTACTGGAGATGCAACGCTTGTCATTCCTAGTGGTGGCAAAATATCATTTAAAGCATCAACTAAAGTCTTAAAATCTCCATGAACATTTACGGGATCAGAAGCAATAGGGTACTTCATGCTAGGATAGTTAGATGACTGATTAGGCATAATGTTTATTATACCACCCTCTAAAGTTGACTTTTGATAAAATTTTGTGTTATACTTGTTAGTAGACACCTACCAGGGTGTTATTGTTTTCTAAGGAGGAAACTATGATTAAATTTATCGAAAGAAACAAAGAGATCATTAGCACACTCAGTATTGTCGCAGTATTTGCTGTATTTTCTAACAGTGCTAATGCTGCAACGATTAGTAGTATAACTAAGCCCGAACAGGCTCAGACATCGGAAACTGCCTCGAAAGAGGTTTTTTTGGTTTCTAAGGAAGAAAAATTAAAGAGTTTTGAAAATAAAGGAACTCTTACCGATTTAGAACTTAAGGAACTTCTATACCTAGTTGGGTTTAGAGGCTCAAACCTTATTGAGGCTTGGGCGGTAGCAAAAAAGGAAACTAATGGGCAACCTATTAGGTTTAACCCTAATGCCAAAACTGGGGATAATTCTTGGGGCTTATTTCAAATTAATATGATTGGTATGCTTGGTCCAGATCGTCGTGACAAATTTGAACTTGTTACAAACTCTGACCTATTAAACCCTGTAATCAATGCACAGATTGCATTCTACATGTCCGATGGCGGTCAAGATTGGTCTTCATGGCACGGACTAACTCCACGTACTAGATACTGGATGACACAATTTCCTAAGTAATAGTAAAACTAAAGGCACCTATTGGGAAACCCTAGTAGGTGCTTTTTAGTTTCTTAAAATTAAATTGATTGCTGCTCTTGGAGCCTTGATTGTTTCTACCTCATGGGCTAGATTTTTAGGAACAAAGATAAAATCACCCTCTACTACATGATATTCATTTTCTAGGTTTTCTCCTGTGCGCCAAATCATCTCACCCTTAACTACCCACTGAAATTGATCAACATAGTCTCTATGCTTGCTTCCGACAACACCTCTATTTTTCATGAGAGAGACTAGGGCAAAGTTACCTTGATAGATATCTGATGAATATTCAGACAACCCCCACTCTGTTACTGGTGCCAACTCTGGAATTATTGACATGTATAAATCTTTCGGATCAAAGAGTTGAAACGCCATCCTTGACCAAAACCTACACTTTAGTCTCATATCAGAAGACTCGCCCTCAACAAAATCATTTAAAAGGTATGACCTATCTGGAAACTTCTCTAAGTCTTCATCGACATACTGAGAAACTACTGACATTATTGTATCTAGTGATGGAAGGTCTGTAAAGACGTCTTTAAAAATATGTATTCTGTTTTCATCTATAGCCTGCTGAACTATTGACATATCTATCTTCATCTTAACCAACTCACAACCGCATACCTTGTTCCTTCTACAACTGGCAGTACTGAATGATTATATACATAATTTGATGGGAACAAAAGTAGTTCATTTGCTTTTGGTTTATATGTTATTCCGAACCTTGGAAAACATATTTCTCCACCAGTATAATCATCGTTAATATAGTATACCAAAGATATTCTTCTATGGTAATCTTTATGGTCATCAACATGGTTTATAAACTTTTGACCCTTGCCATATTTTAAAATGCTATATCCATCATGCCATACCGTATCTAGACTATACTCTGCTTTATAATCAAACTCTATTGGGCTAAATGCTGAAAGAAATATATTTGATAAACTTGATGAAAATGCATCAGATAGGTCTGAATAGTTTTCAATAATATTCTCATTATATGGTATATGGATAGTCATTGTATCTCTGTAATCTGTGTCTATTTTTACCGTATCTCCTCTTTTAATCGATGATGGAGACCAGTCTATCCGTGCACTGACCATGCCCTCTTCAATATCAGAACTAAGAGTAGAATAACTTTCAATTACATCTGAGTAAACAAATATTCCTGGTGCCAATTCTTTTTTATTCATTACCATTTTCCTAACGGACATGTTGCCAACTCTAGTTTAGTTTTTGCAAACATAAAACATCCACACTTCTTACATTGTTTTGTTAACTTTATTAGTTCTGGACAAGCCAAGCATGTTTGATATCTTGCCTCAGCCAATTCTGAGTCTACCTTTTGTGTTTTTGGATTTGCCAAATCCCATGGTCTTGTTTCTCCAAGATTTTGCTTATACTTTTCCCAAGCACTAAGGTTTTCTGACATTAAAACTATTCCTTTATTAGAACTTGTGGATTACTAGAAAGAGCCGCAATTGTCATAGCATTTTCTTCTGAGTCTACTACTCCATAAAAGAATTTATATTTTTGATCAACTAAAAATGCAAATTTTTTATCTTGGACTTTAGACTCTTGAATGTCTATTACGTCTCTATTTTCAGCATCAATAAAGTCTGATCCGTCCCACTCTGAATCTAGATATGGAATATAGGTTAGGTGAGTCATGTCGACTACAGATGGGTCAGAACTTAAAACATTAAACAATTCCAACTCTTGCTCATTAACAACATTTCCATCATTATCTGTTTCTATATAAAGAAAATCTAATAAATCTTTATCTATTTTTAATACAAATTGTGCCATTTTTTCTCCTTTAAATTAGTATATCATAAAATATTTTTATGCACAACCATAAGGGTCTGTCTGGCTTGCACAGGCACCGCAACCATTTGCATCATAGTATGAGTAGATTGCTGCCCATCCAGCACAAACATAGTTTCCTGTTGGCTGACAGTTTGGAGTACATGCAGGTGTGACTGCAGGTGTTACAGCAGGTGTGACTGCAGGGGTAACTGCTGGTGTCACTGCTGGTGTTACAGCAGGTGTTACTGCTGGGGTAACTCCTGGGCAAGTATAAGACTCTGCTCCAGTACATGGATTTACATAAATTGCTACGGATCCTCCACATGCTGAGCGATACTCAGTATATGAATAGACTGGTGTACAGTCTGGTGGTGTTACAGCAGGGGTAACTGCTGGTGTGACTGCAGGTGTTACAGCAGGTGTGACTGCAGGGGTAACTGCTGGTGTTACAGCAGGTGTTACGCTACATGCTGGAGGTCTAGATGGTGTTCCAGGATAAGTTACCTGAGAACACTCTGTGTGATAATTTTCACACACATTCGCAGTATCGTCTGTAGAAGATTCATACTGCTCTACTGGTAGTCCATTAATATAATATTTGGTTGTGCAATACCAAGTTGTGGCAGGTGTAACAGCAGGTGTTACAGGTGTAACAGCAGGTGTTACAGGTGTTACTGCAGGTGTTACAGGTGTAACAGCAGGTGTTACAGGTGTCACTGCAGGTGTTACAGGTGTCACTGCAGGCGTTACTGAAGCATATGGGTTAGTACATGAACTAGGAACTCCACAGATAGCAACAATTTGCTGATCTGTTAGACTTGGATTAGTAGTTATTCCTTGATTTATACTATATCCAGAACCTGCTGCAGGGTAGTCATCTTGCCCATTATTTCCTGTATATGCAATTGATAGTGAGTCTGAGAATCCATTACATAATACATAAATCTTATATGATGTCGCTGGTGTTACTGGTGTTACTGTTCCTGAACCACCACAACTTACAGCATTTGCTTCTAATAGATTTCCAAAGCGATCAAATGTTGGCTGTGTACAAATTTCGTATGAACCATCAGAACAGGTCTTTCTTGTTCCAACATATATTCCTTCATAAGAATCTTCTCCGTTGCATGTTGGCTGGATAACCTCGTATGATTCACATGATCCACAATTTACTGGTGTTACGGGTGTTACTGGAGTTACGGGAGTTACTGGTGTTACTGGTGTTACTGGTGTTACTGGAGTTACTGGTGTTACTGCAGGAGTTACATCAGGTGTTACTGCAGGAGTTACATCAGGTGTTACTGCAGGAGTTACGGCTGGGGTTACTGCTGGGGTAACTGCTGGGGTAACAGAACTTGCTCCTTCATAGATGTCTCCATACAAAACCCATGTATCAGTTGAAACTTTTACAAGTGTTCCTTTACTGTACTGCCCATCTAAAAATAGTTGGGAATTCTTACTTCCAACAACTACGCCAGAGCCTGGAGAAAATGTTGTTCGTCCTGTTCCAATTTCAATAAAATTATATTGATATCCAACTGGTATTGCAACTGAAGAATTTGACGGAATTGTTAAAGTCATTGGAGAAGAAGTATTTAAAAGAATAGTTTTATTTACATCTGCTTCTTCTAGGGTAAATGAAGAACTTTTTGTTATTGCTGTTGAAAAATTTAAAATCTTAGGTTCAATATCAAATCTTTCATCAACAGAATTCCAGTCAATTCCGTTTCCAGCAAGATCTGAGTATGCTCCTGTTGCTCCATTAATGGCATTTGTAATTCCTGTATCTACGTAAGATTTAGTTGCTAAGAGAGAAGTGTCTGCTATACCGTGGACATCTGTGGTATCTGCATTATGTGTTGAAATAGCAGAATTTCTATTTGTTATCTCTGCAGCATCTGCATCTACAAGGTTTTGAAGGTGCTTTGCAATAGATGGATTTACAAGGTTTGCAGCATTTGTATTAGCGCCGTCGTACGTATATGATCCATAGTGGTAAAGTCTTAGTGCTGCCTGAATATCTGCTGCATCTGAAAGACCAGGGACTTTGGTAGGGAAAAGACCAGTACCATTAACGGTATTATCAATATTTTCTGCTGCCATTATAAATCACCCTGTTTCATTATACCACCGTAATAAAAAGATGAACATATTTTTCGCCAGTCATTGGCACCCATGCTCCATCTAGATACTCTACGCCTTCTATTTCAAGTGGTAGTGCAATAAAACCTTGTGTTGTGTCTATATCTTTTATGATTAGGTTTGTTGCCAATGGTCCAGCACTTTCTAAAGAAGATATAGAGTATTGAACAGTAAATCTTGACGAACTGACAGTTCCCTCTGATATATCATATATGCTTGCAAGGTTTATTGGAGAAATAGTCAACTTACCATTTACTGGGGTTAATGGTCCTTTAGTCTCTGAATAAAAATTTGACTTTAAACTTATAAGAGGAGTCCACTGAGTACCGCTTGGTGTTGCTACATTCTGAAAAACTGTTTTATATGTTTCTGAACTTGGGCTATAGTCTATTGCTATATCTAGTGCTTGTATATCTTGAGATATTGCATTAGAAACACTTGATTCTCTTGGATCGCCTTGAACACCAACAATAATACTGCCACGGTCTCCAGTTGGTCCAAAATCTAGATCAAGACTTATTGTTTCTGGTCCACCAAAAATTGTTAAATCATCATTAGATAGAAGTATGTCTGCCAAGGCTATGCTCCAGTTACCTGATCAGTAATTGTTATCTTGCCAGTTAAAAGTGTGTGGACGAGAGAATAAGATTCTGGGTTTCCTGCAGTACCTGCTGGCTTTACTACCTCTACGTCATATACATATTCTGTTCCAGCAACAAGAGTTGTTGAGTCTTCTGGTCTGATTGCACACCTAACATGAGTTCCATCATCCCAAATTCTTGCATAGCAGTCTACTTTATTTGCTACACCTGCAGTTCCTCTTGCTGTAGAAATTGTAAACCTTGCACTATCATATGGGGCTACAGTGTCTGTGACATTATCAATAGTGCTAGATGTGTTTGAAGCAATCTGATAAGAAGAAAGATTGAATACTGTGCCATCATTTTTTTTCGGGTATATACGAAACTCAAAGGTGTCACCCTTATAGTAGTTAAAATCATAGGTCGCTGGAAATGCCATGTTTTTATTATACCACGCTGACATAGACAGAATTGAAAAATACGGTTGAATCAAAGTCTGTTCTAATTTGAGGAACTGCCCCACTTGTCCACATAGTCTTATCCTCAATAAATATGTTCTGTGTTACTGATAAGTTATAGGTATTCTGATATTTTAGAGAACCCACAAACTGTACAAATTCTTGATCTTTTCTCGCAAAATAGGTCCTTAGCCAAACCTCTGTATTTGGTGTATATGTTGTTAGTTCAAAGTTGTAGGTTATAAATATCTGAGAGCCTTCCTTTATTCCGTGAAAATTAAGGGCTCTTTGATGACTATTCCAAAGACTGGTGCAGCCTTTAGGAAGGTACTCTTCATTTTGTAACTTATCTTTTGTATCTAGAATGAGAGTGACCCAACCATCGTCTCCTTGAGATATTCCAAGTTTTATTTGTTTGTCAAGAGCATTTGTATATGAGGCCCATCCTGATTGCTGTCCTGAAGAAGATAATGAACTGACACCATCCTTACCTGCTGGTCCTTGGGCACCTCTTGGACCTGGCTTTCCTTCTGGCCCTTCTGGTCCCTCTTTACCATCCTTGCCATCTCTACCTGCTGGTCCTTGTGGTCCAACTGGGCCTGGCACGGGAAGAAACGACAAAGTGTTTTCTGTTATTCCAGTTGCTTGGCTTTGCTCTACTTGTGCAGCATAAGAAGATTTTTTTGCATTAGGAAATTCCATAGATTTAGAGGTAGCCATGATGACATTATCTCATCTTATTTTATAAACCAATTTGATGAATAGTTAAAATTACTGACGGAACTGCTGGATGACCCATAGCAGTCAGAACATACTCAATATGAGTTGAAGCACTTGTTGATGACCAAATCAACTCATAGTAATCTCCTGCAGTTGCTTCAACAAAAAAATTCCATGATGCAACATAATATGGATTATTTGCTGTTATATCAAACTTTGTATTTGAATTAGGGACATCTGTTCCATTTTTTCTAAGCCAAAGGTTTACAGTTCCAGAACTATTACCTTGGTGCATTTGAAGAGAGAACTGAATATTATATCTACCAGTCGTTAATATCTTTAATCTAGATGGATTAGTTGTTCCGCCATTTGCATCTTGCATAACAATGCCATGGTTAAAATCAACTGTATTGCAATAAATAGACTGAATAGAGTTTGCTGTTCCAGTCTGAGTAGTTAAATCATAAAAAGATCCATACTGCATAGCAGCAATTGCTTCTGCTGGATCTCCCTGATCACCTTTTGGACCAGTTGGTCCCTGTGGTCCAGGAACACCATTAGCGTCTGGACTGGTAAATCTTGACATTATGGTTCAAGTCCTGTAGTAAGCACTGCAACATATGCACCATTTAAATCTGAGATTGCATATAGAGCATCTGCTCCTGGTAACTCAATTGCCCAACCATTGTTTGGGGAAATTCTGTAACCAAAGTCTTCCTGATTTACTCCTTCTCCACCAATATAAATATATCCTTCAGTATTTACATTTTGAAGAGTTATATCCATTCCAGAGTGAAGTCCTAGAGGCGTGAGGCGTGTAGCCTCTGTATTACTTAACTGTGTTAGTGCATGGGTTGTCATTTTTTACCTACCTTGAATATTTTTGTTTTAATCTTAATAACTGCTGGAAGTTCAGGTCTCGGAGTGGATGTTCTTACTACTGCCATTAAAGACTCCCAGTTACATCGCCAATAACAGAGACTGTTCCAATAACTGGTGTCCATGTTATTTCATTATCAATAACTACTTGTAGGTCAAAGATTAATTCAGCAACCATACTTTTATATCCTGTACCCCAAAGTTCTGTAATTGAAGATGGAGCCATAATATCAACATATCCATTTCCAGGTGTAACTTCTAATTCATCTAGAAAATCTGTTTTTGAATCATAGGTAGTTGCTTTATATGTCCAGCCAGATGTATCAAAATAAGTTATTTCGTCATCTTCTAAAAATTCAATTCTAAGTGGAGAGGTATCACCTCTTACAACACTCCATTTAATATGAGCAGGATCTGCTCCAAATACTTCTGGTCCACACATAGTCATAATCCTGATTATACCATTAAAAAATGACTAATACCAAGGTTGGTGGGTATAGGACAAACCAAGGTATTAGCCAATAATAAATTATACCATAAAGGTACAAAATGGACATCATATTAAAAGTTTACCAAATTGTTATAATTGATAATGTCCGATTTGTTACTTTTAGAATAGAATGCCAGTATTGGGATGGTGTATACTTAAATATATATAAGAAGAAAAGAATATCTTTATAGTTTTAAAAACTATCTTATATATAATATATAGAGTTATTTGGATTTAGTAATATACTCTAACAGAATATCATACATGTGGTCTAATTTCTGCTTTTGTTCTTCTCTAATTTTTTTCGCTTCTTCACTATCTTTCTTGATATATTTAATTTCATCTCTAAGTGAAGATCCGCCATTGGTTTTTGTTTCTTTTCTAATATCTTCTACGGCTTCTTTAATTGGCTCAACTTGAGTGCTAATATACCACTTGACAGCACCTGCAACAAGTGCTAGAATTGATAATGCTGTGAGTGTTAGGCCTAGCCAATCTTGTGCGTTCATAACAAAATTATTATAAGGGGTATTTTACAAAAATGAAAACAGACATACTAGACACATTAGAGTATTCTAAGAATTTGATTATATCTCCTGACATGGACGGTTTTATGACCGCAAAATTAATAGAGCGTTTTAACGGTTCGAAAATAGTGGGTTCATATGACAAAAACATTTTATGTCTCGCCGACGGTATCAATCCAGAAGAATGTTTGTTCGTCGACTGCGATATGAATCGACAAGAGTATGTATCTCTCGGCAACCATATGCGACTATTAGAAGACAATATGTCAGTTGAGTCATTCAATCCGAATGTGCACTTCGGCGTTTCGACATATAGCGACAAGTTTCCTTTTGCAACCGCTTTTTTGGTTTCGTTCGCAACAGAGGTTCAAACCTCCGAACAAGACCTTATACGCATGGCTTTCGCTGATTCAACTCTCAAGAACATGGAGAAATACAGCGATAACATGCGAAACTGGTCTACACGGATGGATCATGATGCAGTAAAGTACATAATAGACAATTCGGACATTGCAAAAAGAAATGATGCACAAGCAAGATTTGATTATGTTGATCAATCATTTACATCTAAAAGATACGGCAAGGCAAGATACATAGATACCCTTAATAAGGCCCTAGAAGCCCAGGAGATGAGTTTTGAGCCACTAGTCCAGGGTATGAAGTATGTATGCGACAAAGTTGGCATAGAAACCCTTATAAGGTATAATAGAGATATCATTTCATATGCAGAGATATTCACTGGAGAATATTCTGTTACATATGACCAAGAAAAGGAATGGGTATGACCAAAGAAGATATTATCGAAACAATGATTCAAACCGTGAATGGATACAATACAAATTTAATGCTGCAGGCCAAGATGAGCCAAGATGAAATTACTAAAAACCTTGATTCGCAGTATCCAGCGCTACATTATATGTTTAATTTGATCTACGATGATCTAGAAGTTAAAAACGTTTTTAAGTAAAAATTAATTTCCGCAACTGCAGTTAGTGCAGCAGGTTTCTGAAAATAATTTTACAGCGAGGTTTGGCTCTTCTGGTCTACCTAGATCTTGCCAAAAGATCTCTCTACCCATAGCGTCAGTTTCAACTATTGGCTTTGACTCAAATTGGAAGTTTTCATCCCATGCATTTTCTAAATTGTCTAATATGCCCATAATGTCCATTATATCAGAATCTGAAAAATTATTTTTCTGTCACATATATTCTTATTGGAGCATCTGTTCGAAGCGCCAAAGAGCCAAGATGGTGTACCTTTTCATTTAATAGTTGTAGGTCAAACCTCTCGGCTACTTTACTCAATAATACCCGCATCTGCATTAGAGCGTATTCTTTTCCGACACACTGCCTTTTACCAAATAGGAATGGGAAATACTCTCCCTTTGCCAATTTAGGGTTTTCTAGCCATCTTTCTGGTTTGAATGAATTTGGATCTTCGAAAATGTTTTCATCTCTATGCATAGCATATGAACTTATGGTTACTTTGGTTCCAGCAGGAAGGAGGGTTCCGTCTACTTCTACATCTTCCGTCGCAATTCTCTGACTATTCCAAATAGCAGGACATAGCCTCAAAACTTCTTTAATAAAAGCATCAAGGTTTTCTCTTTCAGATATTTTCTCTTGCCAGTCTTTGTTTATCGACAAATAGTACATTGCCCATTCTAGGGTATGTGCTGTTGATTCGTAACTTCCCACAAATAATGAAAGTGTTTCCGCATATAGATCTATAAAATCTATTTTTCCGTTTTTATATGAGTTAATGATCATATCTAGAAAGTCATTTTTTACTTCTTTAGACTCTAGTCTTTTGTCTACTATCTTTTTGCATATATCGTAGACCTTTTCTCTTTCTTCCCCAGATCCGTCATACCTCATATTAAATGCAACTTCATCCATAACGACTGCGATATTGTCTTTTATTTCTTCAAAGTCATCATCTGCGTTTTCTGAAAAAAATATTTCCATGACACTTTTAAAAACAACAAATTTCATTTGCTCTCGGACATTGATCTCGCCAGACCAGTTAGATATTATCTTATCTACGATTGGAGCAGCCTGTAGTTCATATTTCTTTATATGATCAGTAGCGAATGCTGGAACTACTTCTTTTTTATTTCTCATATGCCCTGGCTCTTCTGCAGTAAACAAACCTGATCCAACGGCATAGCCTAGTCTTTTAAAACCACCATCTTTTATAAAACTGTTGTATTTATTTAGTGCGACATCCTCTACCGCTTTGCTAGTAACCACAAAATAGGAGTTATCACTATCTGGGTTAGGACGATGATTGCCTTCTATTCTTTTTTTTAGTAATTGAAAGTAAGATGGCCAGTCAAAGTTGTCTGGGTTTGTCATAATATCATTATACACCAGGCGAAAAAACCAAATAGCCTAAAATCTGAATATTTTGTTCAGATGTATGATACATGTTATAAAAGAATAAAAACAAAAAAAATAGTGCGCCCATAATAGACACACTATTGATCTTGCACATCCTACATCTTGGGTGCGCTACCCTGTATCCACCCGCTGTGTATACCTACTAGTGGTGCGTCAATGTTGACCGCCGTACCTACTGGGAGAGTTGCTCCAAACACTTCAATGAACTCTAGGAGATGTTCCTTAGTATCGAAATTCATTCCTCGTGAGGAACCTTGTGTTGTTGTTAATGTTGCTTTAATCATTGTTTAATCTCCTTAGCAAGATGTAGTAGATGTAGTTGTTGAGGATAGGTACTCTTCACGCACCTTAGACATTGCTCTATCTATTTGAGCGTATGCGTTAGCACACTTATAGCAATACTCTTCTGTAGTAATACCTAGCATAAAGGCATCTGTACCAGAGTAGACGAGTTCTGTTGATTCACAGTTAATTACTTTGCATGTATTCATTTAGTTATTTTCCTTTGTTAGACATAGACATTTGTTAATTGTTATTGTGTTACCCTCGTGGATAACTGTAGCGAGTGTATCGCATGAGTCGCATAGATAGATGTGCATTAGTCGCACTCTCCACAAGGACATTGTGGGAATTCTCTATCTTGCTTAATCTTGTTAGCAAGAGCCTGTACCTTTTTGTAGGTATCAGCACTAGCACCTCTAAAGGATACTACTTCACCATTAGCAACCATAGTTGCAGCGAGGTGGATACGCTGTTCTAGGTCAAGGTGACCGAACTTAGAGTGTTTGATTGTATTTTTATCTAGTGTATTCATTTAATGAACACCTTTCTTTAGTAGTTATTTATTCTTATTTAATTTTTCTTATACAAGAAGTATAGCATAGAAATGTCAAAAAGTCAAGTCTAAAATCGGACATTTCGCCCTTTTTCTTTGTGATTTAGACCACACGACAAATCGGACATTTGGGACAGACGTCTGTCAAATCGACACGCCGATACTACTAGGATCGTTACGCTATTGTTATAATTCCCCCAAAAATGTGATGTGATTCACAATCCCTTATTTCCTAAATGTCCGTTTTGTACCCCTCAATATGTCAGACCCCCCTGCTATACTTGTATATATACAAGGTTGAAAAAGAAGTAAGCCCCTTAAAGAAAGGTTATCAAAATGATAACACTAACAAAAATCGAAGTGTGTAAAACACACACCCCTAATAAGTCTGCTATCTCCGAAGTAGGAGATGACCAATTCACATTCTGCGAAAGTTGTGAACAAAATATTGAGCGTTGGTATAACGATACCGACCCAGAGCGTCTACCTATGTGGACAGATTGGAAGGTGTCTAAGTGAGCACTTTCATAAACCTTGCCTCTGTATGTGGCAAATCTTCAGCCCCTGTTGATGTCTATGATGTAGACCTTAACCCTCATGGTGTTATCTGTTGCGATAATTGCCAATCTATTTTAATGTGTCGCAAGGCATGGGATTTCTTATACAAGGAGGTCAAATAATGACTAAATACAATGTGCTTATTTCTTATGTCGTAGAGGCAGAAGATGAGATGAGAGCCGTGTTCGCTCTAAATAAATCACTCTACCCACTTAGCGAAGATGAAATTGCTAAGTTCGATGCGTTCCATATTGAGGAGGTTGCCAATGCCTAAGTTTATTTATACAATCGCCGTTGAGGTTGACGCTATTGACCAAGATGAGGCAACATGGTTAATCTACAATACCCCGCTAGAAAAACTAAACACGGATTGCTTAGAAATAGAAATTGAGGAAAACTAAAATGGAAAAAGATATTTTCGGATTTGCAGATGCAATTAATTTGGATCATCTAAATTTAGAACAACTAAAAGAACTAGAAAAACTTTTAGAAAAAATAAAATAAATAAAAAACAATTTTGCAAAAATAAAAACTTTGCAAAAATTGCACGTGCAAAGTTATCCACAGGCTGTGTATAACTAATGTGATATTAATCACCTACGACACGCCGTGTTTAAACTTGACTTTTTGAGATTTCTATGCTAGTATAGTTACTATAAACAATTAAATAAAGATAAATAAGGTAATGAGCCTTAGCAAATAAATGTGACGAGTATCACAGTGAGCCTAAGCAAATAAGTGCCCAATTTGTCAGACCCCCCTGCTATACTTAATTATATAAACAAACAAAAGAAAGGTGGTTCAATATGAACTACATTATCAAACTAGAGTCTTTCAATGGCTCAACAAAATCAATCGCACTTCCTTCAAAGGGTGCAGTTGCTCAATTCATCTCACAATATCCTCAGCAGTTGCCAGTAGGCGTTGCTCTCAAAGTGTCTTGCGACGCTCTCTCAATCTCTGGAACACTTCGTGGAAAGGCTACACTCTAATGACTAACACAGTTGCATTCGCTATCTTCCCTTTTGAACACAAGGGCTATCAGTTTATTTCTAAGGTTTCAGAAAATTCTCGCTACCTACCGCAAATTCTCTCAATCAAAGATGAGTTCATCGCAATGAATCGTGGTGCTATCGATGAGTGCATTCCTGACATTGAAGATATGTCTTGGGCTTCAATTCAAAAGCAGGTCACCTTTATTAACGAGGGGGGCACTGAAATGTTTCTAGAATTGGTAGGTGTTGCATAATGATGACTCGCAAAGACTATGTAGAGGTTGCCAAAATTATCTCAAAGCATTCGAAAGGCGATACTTGCCGACTAGATATTTTAATTGATGATTTTGCGTTTTGGTTCGCAGAAGATAATCCAAATTTCAAAATGGAAAAATTTATGGAGGCTTGTAATGAATAGACTACTAACAACAATTGTTCAACTATTTTTAGCGGGCAGTGTTTTTATTTTATTCCGCATGATGTTACCAATGCTAAAAGAAGATTGGCAAGAAATAAAAAACGATTTGCAAAAGTAAATCATGATCCTGAGCAAGATTCAAAACTGCTCAAATTTTGGACGTGCAAAGTTATCCACAGGGTTATACACAGGCGTTTAAGAGGTTGTGTACGACACGCCCGAGATTTTGTGACATTAAACACATGGCTTGAGCGTCTCACTATTTGGATTTACTGGCTAGTAAGTAGAAAAATGTCAGTGCCATAGGCTAGGATAGTATTATCAAGTTAAATAAAGAAAGAAGGTCGCCCCCTATGGCTACTAAACTATACACTATCGAAAACCTACTTGTAGGAAAAACTTATCGCTCTACTAATCGCCACTTTGAAGGTGAAATTGTTTCTGCTCGACCAAGAACAGAAATTTGGTATGGAGAAAATACAGAAGCGTACCTAGTTGAAATTAACACTCGCAGTTTGCGAAATAAGTTTGCGACTATCGCAGTTAAGGTAGGTGAATAATGATAAAGGAATACATTGACCAAAATGAATTTTATTTTGTTAAAGATGAAATGAGATTTTGTTGTGACGAAAGTCAATTTAAGTATGTATGCAAGGCTCATGGTGAGGCTATGGGTTGCTACTATTGCGAGTTTGACTATTCTCAGGATTGCGAGGAACAACACTAATGGGATACATTGAGATTTTTAGAATTGACAACGATGGCGCAGGTTGGATAGACTTAGC